TAACTAATGTAATCTTCTTTGTCTTGTTTAGTAAATTTCATTTTTTAAAAATATAGTTGTGTTAAAATTAATTTGAAATGCTCTAAAATGATAGTTTTTGTCATTAAGTTTTAAAAACTCACTTTTTAACATTCTCTTTTTTTTATCTTTTATTATTCCTTTTTTGTGATACGCAATCACATCGACTTCAACATCGTTTATTAAATTCTTCATTTATTGTTTCAAATATTAAATAATCTTCTACCTCTAATTCGTTTAATTCTTGTTCATTCATTTGTTTAATTTTTTAATGTTTTCTCTAATTTCTTTTAAGTTTTCTAAATTCCATACCTTACTAAATTGTTTGTCAATTTGTGCAAGTCTTACAAGATTATCAAATCTTTCTTTACCAATTCTTTCAGGTAAATTTAATGTGTAGTTTTCGAAGTTACCTTCTTTAAATAAATTGCATTGTTCACATTGTCCGTTTATATTATCTAAATGAAATTTTAAAGTTTCAAAACTACCGCCAGGATAATAATGCCCAGCTTGAAATTTATCATTCCATTGGCAACCACAACTAATACAGTTTTTATCTTTATCTCTTTTTCTCACGTATGCATGAACTAAAGTTTTAGTAACTAATAAAGCACCAGCAATTCCTTTTTTTTCTTTGTTTTCTTTATATGCTTTCTCTAATTCAATTCGAGGTTTTTGTACTTTGTTAATAGTTTTAAAAAGTATCACTTTACCTACTTCTGTATCAGTTAAAAATTCTGCATAACAAGAACTGCATAAACCATATTTTCTAAAAGCTACATTAACTAACTTTCCACAACCTTGAAAAGATATTGCTTTGTTAATTCCTTTACATTTTTTTTGTTTAATCATATTTGATTTAAAGTAATACTATTATAGTATTCAACAGCCATAGGAATTTTACTCAAAAGTAATTCTTCTTTTTCTTTACATCGAGTAATTTTAAAAGTTTTTACTCTCTCATCCTTTGTGTAGTTTCCGTTACTAAATACTAAATTTTGCTCTAATTGTTTAAATAATCTTTGCATAATTGGATTTTCATCATCTAAAATTCCATACTTATTACGCAATTTCCATTTTTCATTTTCTAAAATATGTGAAGGACAGTCAGTTAAAGTATAATGCAAATGAAATTCATCGGCATCATATAAATACATGTAAATCTCGCCTTGTGTTAAATATTGTAAAGATAGATTACCTTCCATAAAAGTTCGTGGCGACCAAGAGCTTTTAATATCTTTAATAACTTTTTTGCCATTAATTGTGCAAACTATATCGGCTTCTCCAGTAATATGTCCAATGGTTTTTCTTTCTGCATTTTTTTCATAAAATGAATTTTCAATTTCTGAAACCAAAAGAATACCATCGTTTTCATTAAAATTACCCTTTTCCAAATATTTAGAAGTTAATTCTTCATAAAATCCCTTTTGATTAAATAACCACATTTTCTCAATGTATCTTTTTGCAGTATCACTTAATTCGGGTTTTGCATTTTCTTTGCTTAAAAGCACTTCAAAATCAATTTTTTGCTTATCAGTTAAAGGTTTCCCTTCACCTGAATTTCTAAGTTTATAATCTGCTAAAGTTTGTTTTTGATTTTCAGTAAGTACAACACCTCTTGATTCTGTCATTAAGGCATAAAATCCACTTGCCCTAAATAAAATATTTTCTTTTATATGTGTTTCCATGATTTATAATTTTTTATTTCGCTTATTATTTGATGACTAATATTGTATTGTTTTGCTAATTTTCTCATTGAAATAGAATTGTTATTTCTAATTTCAATAACTTCTTTATTTGTTAATTTTGAATAAAATGTTTCTTCGCCTCTTTTAGGTATATTTAATTTAGTATTAAAAGCGTGTTTCATATTTTCAGAAGGAGTACACCATTCTAAATTTTCAATAAAATTGTCGTTTTTAATTCCGTTTAAATGATTTACTTCTTTTTTATTAAAAGGATTTTCTATAAAATGAATTGCGACTAATCTATGCACATAAAATATTTTTTTATTTATTGTTACACTATTATAGCCAATTTTCATTTTAATATTTTTAAGTATTTTTGGCTTTTTTGTATTTCTGTAATTTAAACTTTTAACATTACCAAAATTACTAACTTGATAGTTTTCATAACCATAAATAGTTTTCCAAATTTCTTTTTGATTTTCCATATAATTACCCGACAAAGCGCAAAGGCTTATCCGTTTTGCCAATATTGGCTTTGAGGCGATGCGAAATGTCGGGATTAAATTTATGTTTGTGAACGAATAAGCATTGCAAATATATAAAAAATATTATAGCTTTTGTAATGTAGCTAAAGTATATTCATAAAATTTTGGATTTCTACCATATACAGCTTTTTTTACCGCATCAAATTTTTCTGCATCAATTTTATCTTTTTTAGTTTCAAAAATTGATTCTAAATTTATCCAATCTAATTCAGTTAATTCTGCTTTTAATGGAACAGGCGCAGAAGTTTTCCTTTGATCGTTATCAATATCATCTTCATCGGTTGCAATATGAAAATATTTAAGTAAAAAATATCTTTCTGCATAAGTTAATGCGCTTCCTAATCCTTTTTCCCAATCGTTTTGACCATTTGCGCCAAATAAATTTTCGTCTTTTTCTCCTGTTTCTGAATCAATCCATGTAAATTTCATCATAACTTTTGATAAAATTTCAGACTTATTTCCTTTTGCAGTTGAATAGTCTTGCCTTGTATTTTCAATAGATAAAACTTCCTGTTTTAAAAGTAGTCCTAAATCATTCATCATTGGTTTAATTTCTCCAAGCAATTTATCACCAGTTACATATTTATAATTATATGTTGCTTTGTCTTTGCCTAATCCATTAATTCTTTTTTGAATCGTCAATAATTTTTCGTAAATTTTCATAATAGTTTGTTTAAGTTATTTTTGTATTCTAAATATTTCTAAATCTAAATTCCATTTTTTTTGCAAAAATTCTTTTTGTTTTTTTGGTACTGACATCGGTAAAGTTACCGAAACATCGTCAATAAATACTTTAGGTCTGCCGCCTAAATTTTTTTCCTGGTTTTCGTTTGTTTCTTTTTTCATAGTATAATTTGTTTTTACAAATATAGTTAATTATTATTAATTATAGCAATTTTATTAAAAACTTTAGTCTAAATTAAATAATTCGGTTATATTTTCTACATCTAATTTTTATTTGTAGTAAAAGATAAAATTAAAAGTGCTTCGTCAATATTTAATTCAATCCAATAATTTTTTGTAGTTAATGCTTTTAAACAACTTTTTATAGAAGTTGGAAATTTATCTTTATTATTTTCTAATTTTTCCAAATTTTCTTTTTTCATTTTTTCTAATAATGTTTTCATAATTTTTTAGTTTTTAAATTGTTCGTACCAATCTTTTACTACCAATAAAGGCAAATTTTCTCTATCGCATTTTATACAAAATTCTGCATATTGTTGCATATCAAAATAAAATTCTTTTTGTTGATATTTTACTCCTTGTTTAAATCCATATATTCCATTTGTATATTCAAATTGTTTTGCAATTTCTTCTATTTTATTTTTCATAATTTTTAGTTTTTAGTGTCCGATTTTTTAGGACAGTTTAATTTATAATTTTTTTCCAATTTTATCGTCGAGTAATTTTTGTAATTTTTCTTTACAGTTAGGCAATAATTTATTTTTTGAGTTATATAAATCGTGTAAGTTAATTGCGAAAAGTATAAAATCACATTCACCATATTCAGGCGGATCAAAATAATTTCCGTAAGAAGGTTTACGATATACTTCAACCTCAACCTCAAAATCTACAATAGCAATACAATTAAAATCATCATCATAAATTTCTAAATCTTTGCAATTAATATAATCGTCGAACCAGTTATAATGTTCGTTACAATAATTGTTTATAGTTTCTAAAATTAAATTTTCCATTTTTTTTTAAATTAAAGTTGTTATAATAAGTAATGCAAAAAATAAAATTGCTATTCCAACAGCAACTTTTGTAGCTGTATTTAATACAAAGTCTAATTCTTTTTTTTCTTTTTTAGTTAGTTTCATTTTATTTAGTTTTTAGGTATAAAAATTATTTCTTTATAGTCGTTATTAAAAAATCTTTTTTGTTCGTTAGGTTCATTAAAAACATAATTAAATTGGCTTTTAATTTCCTGGCTTCTATTTTTAAAACTATTATTTACTTTTATTTTTTCTTTAATAATTCGCATTTTTAAATAATGAGAAAATAAAGATTTTTTTGCATAAGAACAAATTTTAATTGGTTTAT